ACTCTGAATATCCTCTACAACGAAGATTCTATACAGAACTTCGTAGACCATCTATTGCTAGATCTGGTAACCACACATTTGAGTATCTTGGATTCGGTCCTGGTAACTACTCAACTGGTTTCCCACTACGTCAGGAAGTTGTTCTATCTGATAAGCAAGACTTCTATGCACAAGCAAAACGTGAAGACGGCGGTATTGTCTTCTACACGGGTCTAAACTCCAACGGTGACCTCTATATTGGTAATCGTAAGATCAACGCTATTACAGGCGAAGAGACGTTCCTTGAGCAGGCAGCACTATCAGACAGTGGAGATGATAATGACAGCATCGGTGCATTGGTTACTACCTTTGACAATGCTGTTACTTTCAATGATAAGGTAACAATCGAAGGTGACACCTTCTTGAACAATCCAGTTCAGATCAACGTTGATCCTCTGGATGGTGATTCTCTACGTATTCTATCTCTAACACAGTCTGGAGACGATCCTACGCAGGATAGAACAGCTTTCAGAAACAGACTGGATGGTGACATTGTTCTCACCAAGAACAGCATCAACGCTGCGGTCTACAGATTTAACCCACGCGGTACTGTAGAGACTCCTGGTCAATCTTACACTTGGAGAACGCATGTTGCAGGTGGATTCCCATCTAATATCACTCCAAACAACACTGGTCTACTTGCTAACGGTGGATCTGCATGGTACACCGCACAGAATGTTACTTATGGTTCTTCTATTGCTCCTATTGCTGGTGATATTCTTTATAAAGGTCTGGAAGTAAACAGAAGTGGTTCTTTGGGTTGGATCTTTACCAACTTCTTTACAGAAATCCCTGATAATTCTATCTTCACACTAACTTCTGATAATACAACACTTATTCAAATTCAGTGGGGAGCAGGTGTTAGCAACCAGCAACTGAAAATTAAGGCAGGAGAAACATTACGTATCTCTAACTTCTCTAATACCTTCTTTAATGGTACATGGCAAGTTAGAACTTCTGGATTTGATCCAACTGCATCTACATGTACAATTCAATTGTTCAACCAGATTGCACAGGAAGTTAAAGACTGGGATGATGAAGGTCCTGGCGCGAAGATTGAAGTTTCTCAATCGATATGGAAAGAAGTTGGTGTTCTTGGTGCTGAAGCATTAAGAACTGATACTGATGTTTTTGGTGATTTCAGACTTGGTATTAACACTATTGGACGTTCTGCTAAAGAAGCAACCAATGTTGGTAATGTCAGTGCAGAAACTGATCCTCGTGCTAACCTAGATGTTGTTGGTACTGCATTCATTAGTGGTAAGAGTCTAGTCACATATGACAACACTGGTCTTGTAAGTGCAAACAACTACTTTGCAGAACCATCTGCAGCAAAAACTTATATTAATGTAGACAATGCATTCTTAATCGGTGGTGATAGTAGCGATCCATCAGCTATCGCAACTATTCGCGTCTCAACGTCTGATCCTGCTTCTACTACCACTACTTATGCTGCTGGTGGTAGATTTGGTATTAATACTTCGATTGGTGGACTTGCCGAGAGAGAACTTGATAGAAACCTTGTAGTTTATGGTGATGCAAGAATCACTGGAAACACTTTAATCGAAGACGATTTAAGTATCGATGGTGGAGATCTAAATTCTACTGCAGAAACATTCCAGTTCCTTAACACTGGGGTTGACTTCTTCATTGGTCTTGGTGCTGCCGAATCTATAACACTTGCAAACACAACTACCGCTGATCAATCAATCAGTGTTGGTATGAATGTATCTGAAACTAGTTCTCATACATTGAGAATTGGTGGTAACGCTGGATCTAGTACACTAGAGATCCATAAGCGTTCCAAGAGTGCTTTTGTTGACATTGCATCTGTTGAAGATACAATCACCTCTAACTGCTCAATTAACATTGGTGGCGGTGCTCCTAACCTATCAACATCTACTTACATTGGTACATACCAAACTAAAGTTGCTGGTACATTAGAAGTTGCTGCTTTCGCTGGTTCATCTACTGCTCGTATCTTTACTCTAGCAGGAACAGGTGACATCTTTGATGGCGCACAAACAACTGCTGTTAATATTGGCGCAAACTCTTCGAGAGTTAAAATCGCTGGTCTTGGTGGTTTCACCACAGTTAGAAACTCCCTGAAAGTACAAGGTAGCACTACTTCTGATGGTACTATCAAACTTGCTGGTGGTTTAAACGCAGGTATCATTAGTGTTAATAGAGCAAGATTCTCTACTGCTACTGCCGATCATCAGGTTGGATCTCTCGATGATCCTAATATCACGTTCCTCAAGTATTTTGAGACTGGTAAACTGATTGATACAGGTGGTGTTGCACCATGGGGTAGCGATACATTCCTACTAGCAGGTGGACAGATTGCTGCCGTTGATACTATCGCTCCTACACAAAGTAATGATTGGGTTGCAAACACGGTATATGATAACCTTACAGCAACTACTACTGGAAATGGTGTTGGAGGACTGTTCACTGTTGAGGTTGATGGTTCTGGTAACATTACAATTAATTTGATTTCTCCTGGTTCTGGATATTCTGATAACGATTCTCTTACTATCACTTCACAGCAACTTGGTGGTGGAGCAGGTGGTGATGATCTGACCTTCAGAGTTAACCAAGTTAACACTGCTGGTGAACTCTACTACCTACCAATCACAAAACCAGCACCCGATGACTTTAAGATCGGTGATATTCTTCTCATCGACAGAGGACATCCTGATGCACCAGATTCAGTTGATGGAAATGGTGCTACTGTTGCGGCAGATCAGCAATACTCGGAAATTCTCCAAGTTACTGCTTTAATCAACGTTACCGACCCAACCGATACTCTTGGTTTTAGACTGGGTGTTAAGAGAGGTTTGGAAGGTACTGCTACAAGAACAGATCATCCAGATACTAGCATTATTGCTAAATTTGATAAGTCTGCAAACGCATCCTTCATTACTGGATTCGATCTAGACAGTGATGGTGAACTAGACACTGGTAGCACAAGTGCTGGTACTGCAACTGCTGATATTAGAATCGGTGTTGCTGAATTTGGTGGAACTCTGACCACTAATGATTATCTAATTCTAGACGACATTGAAATCGTCAAAGTTTCTGAACTTATCTCTACCGATATTCAGGCATTGATTGTTACTGATGGTGGTTCTCCTGCTACAGAGGTATTCCGAGTAGATTCTACTACAGGTAATACTAAACTTAACGGAACATTAAGTGTTGGACAAGGATTCAATAAGTTTGTTGTTGACGGTCCAAGTGGTAATACAACTGTTAAGGGTACTGTTACTATTAACAATACTCTGAAGGTTAGGGGTTCTACTGTTGAGCAAACTGAATTCTTCACACTTACTAACGGTGGATCTACTACTGTTACAGAGAGAACTACTCTAGAAGTTGATACTGCAACAGGTGATCTAAACATCAACGGCGGTGACATTAACATCTATGGTCAAGACGGAACTACACCAAAACTAAAACTGGAAAATGCTAGCGGTGATCTTACTGTTACTGGTAGATTGAGTGCTACTGGTAACGGAACATCTCAATTTGGTGGTGCTGTTCTAATTGGTGGTGCATTTGGCACTACCGATACTAACTTCGCATACAATGCAGAGGCTGATCTAACAATTAACGGTGGTAATCTCACTATCAACTCTGGTGGTGTGGAGAAGTTCGCAGTTAATACTAATGGATCGATGACCGTCGCTGGCATTCAGAACTATGTCTCACAGACGGGTGGTCGCAGATGGGACTATACAGCGGAAAATAATTTCCAACTTGTTTCAAATGTTAACTATTTTGTCAACTGTAGTCAGAATACCTTGCTGAAACTACCACTATTGGCAGATTGCCTAATTGGTGATATGATTCGCATTATAGATATAGGTGGACTACTTACTTACAACATGAGCATGGTTGTTAGAGCACCTAGTGACGTTGTACTACAAGGTGGCACTGATAATACCAGCACAGCAATGTTAACTGGTGTTAGTAATGCAAATGATGTAGCAGGTGATGGTTGGAATGGTGGTGAACTTGTTGTTCAGACACCATATGCAGCATTTACATTAGTTTTTGCTGGATCTGCCACCGCAGACGGTCAAACTGCTGTTCCTGGTGGTAAGGTTGGTTGGTATATCGCAGAGGTTTGATATATGTTTTATCAAGAGCGACATGAAGCAAAGGGTGCCGTTATCGGCACCATCATGGCATGGACTGGGGGATTAAGTTCAATTCCTGCTGGTTGGAAGATGTGCGATGGCACTGCGCTAGCGGCAAGTGATTTTCCTTTGCTAGCATCTTCAATTGGAGATTCCTATAATATGGGATCCACCAGCAACTTTGATGGATCTTTTCCGTCATATACTGGACTTATTACGTTACCAGATTTGAATGGTAAAATGCTAATGGATCTTGAGAAAGATTATTTTGCTCTTACTGGTAGAGATGCAGATAATGATAGTGATGCTTTAGTTTTATTGGATTCTACTATTGGTAATAAAACCTCAAATACACAACAAGAGTCGCTTGCTTCTTCTTATACCGACATCACCACTGATGTTATTTTTGAAATTAGTCAAGGCGATAGAGAAGGGTATCAAGGAAAAATTACTGGAAATGTTATTATTCCAGGTGAGGGCACCCAAACAGTATATGTTGCTCCTAGAAAATTAGGTAGAAAACACGTTAATAGACATAATCATACAGGAACTATTCCAACTATTGACAATTCTGTAAAGTCATTGCCAGGAGAAGGTGTAGTACCATATTATCCAATTTCGTATACTTTATATGTTTCTGCTGTTGACCTAGATGGTGGCGGTGGTTCCAAGGAGGGCGATGCTATTTTCTTTGGATGGACTGATGACACCATGCAAGGAAGGAGTTCAGACAATCCAACCGACTATGATGACCTCGCTAATCTTACTTCTGTTAATATAAGGCCAGGTCTTATTGGTGGTGAATACAGATCGTCTTTTAACGTCAATGAATCACCTGGTATGCCAGATATACTTTCGTATAGATGGCCTGAACAGGGTGAAGATGGTTTCACCAGTCCTGATGGTGCAGGAAATGGCACTGACAGCAAAATTTTTGGTTTAGTTTTCTCTGAATCACCTCCAGTTAACATGAAACCAAGGGAACTAAAATATACACCTTTGGCAGATTCATTTAAAGTAACAACCGATCATCCAGATGGTTTTCGTATTGGTGGTCCAAACACAAATACTGTTCCATATGGTCCTGGTGGGAGACTATTGGAAGTTCCGCAAGGAATAAGAAATTATTTCAATGAAAATCAACCAGAAACTGATACTGCTGGAAGAACATTGTTAAGTCATCCAGCATATGATCCTTTAAGTAATGATGCTGCTGGTGGTAGTCCAGATATGATTTATGCTCATGATCATGGTACATTTGACGTTGAGTTTGATTCTAGTAGGTTAACACCTAATTCTAGTATTATTGCTAATGTAAATATGCCCCCGACTACAAATCCAGATAACTCACAGAACGAAGGAATATTAAATATTAGTTTCAATACTGAACAACCTAAACTAACCTGTATATACATTATCAGAGCATACTAATGGCTAGATCCACATCTACTAATTATTCAAGAAACAAATCTTTGTTTGGTGGTGTTCCTGGCACTATTCAGATTCATACTACACCTGGTATTGGTTCTAATAATGATCCTAACACAGCAAAATTTAAGGAAGATCTTCCTGGTGGATTTTTGAAATGTGACGGGTCAATTCATAATGTAAAAGATTATTATTTACTAGCACAAATTCTTGGCATTGGTTCAGAGTGTAGATTTAAAAAAGAGAAAGTTACATTAAGAGATCCAGATCCAGCAACAGGTGATCTTGGTAGTTTTCAATTACCAGATTTGGGATCTAAAGTTATTATTCCTAGTGGTGGTAGTGGAGAATATACTGGTATTTTCTCGGAAGATAAACCTAATACATCAAAAGTTGGTGTAGTAACTGAAGCTATTATTGAAAACGAAGGCACTAGAATTTTTGTTAATTACACTTCTAGTGCTACAACTAATAATGGCATCTCTGCTTGGAGTGGATATAATGGATCTGTAGGTGGTGGTGGTGCTATCACGGGATTTTTGATGCGTCAGGTAACAACTCCAGATGGTGAGCGTGGAGCTAACAGTGGATTCACTCCAGGATGGTCAGGTAGTAATTTTGGTGACTATGGTTATAGATTTGCTCCTGGTAATGTCCCAGTAGAAGATATGTGGTGGACTAGTCCCAATGAAAATATTACGGGAGATTACTTTATCAGAGTTAAAGGGGAAAACACTGCCAACGAAGATCCTTTAATAGATGGTCTTGGTGCAGTTATGAACGTTACTATCGAACCAAATCAAAGACCAAATGGTGATTTTGATAGATCAAAAGTTAAAGTAAATAATTATGTTGATGGTCAGCGAGGTTCTGGATATAGTGTAGATGATGAATTGTCAGTTAGTCGCTGGGATGATTTGGGTGGAACAGGTGATAGAATTTTTAAAGTAACATCAGTCTCTCAACCAGCTGAACCAGAAGGATTCAAATCAGGATATACCGATCAGTGGTTTTATCACAATGCTGGCGCAGATTTTTACGAAAACCAGGGCAGCGCCATAGATTACTGGGAAAATGATCAAGATTATGTAGAAGAAACCTTTTCGATGAATGGTGGATCAGGTAATGGCGCAAGGTTTAAAATCCGTATGCAAGGAGATGAGGGAGGTAGAACAAAATGGAAGGTTCTTACTATTATCAATCCTGGTGAAGGATATGTTGCAGGTGATAAATTAACATGGAACTTTAATACGCCATGGCGTATTACAAATGGACATAATGGACAGCTCACACTATTAGACGACAATGGAGACGGTGTATTACAAGTTGACAACACTGTTTTTGGTGATTTGCTAACAGGGATGAAAGTAGATGGATCTGATACAGATCTTAATTTTAATGGAAATTTAAGATATAACATGATCAGAGAAACTGAAGGTTATATCTTAACTATTGATGAATTTCAAGCACATTCTCATGCTTGTGATGCCAGTATTTTAAACTATACAGGCAACTATGATGTTAGTGGTCAGGGTATGGCTGGAACTATAGAAACAGCATTTAGTGCTAATTGTGACGGATATAATACTCTAGAAGAAACGTCTATTAATGTCCCTACTGGAGCTCCGAATCACGTTCATAGACTCCAAAGACCTACAGCATATAATCAAAATTTCGTTTATAATTATGCCCCATTTAACATTCCTATTGACAACATGCAATCATATGTTGATATTAGACCAGAAAATATTGATGTTTTAAATCAGGTTGTTACCCCATTTATTATGGTGCATTACATTATCAAATTCTAATATGGGTCTCGTATGCTACGGTTATACATCATCTACTTCATTTGGTGTTAGAAACGACGTTAAGTGTGTTCGGTATATTGTTACTGCTGGCGGCGGCGGTGGTGCTAGACCTCGTGCAGGTTTCGGTAGAGCACCATCAGGCGGTGGATATAGTTGTGCTCCTGGCACTATTGCTTACGGAGGAGCTGCTGGTAATTTAAACTCTGGCGGCAGTGGTGGTTATGGGAACTATTCTTATGGTCAAAATGGTTATGTAAACTATTCTAATGGCGAGTACGCTCGTGCTAACTCTGGTTATGGACCACGAGGATATGGTGGTGCTGGACAGTGGCGCTCACCGTCGTTTACTGGTGGTGGAGGAGGTGGCGGTGCTAGTATTGTCTGTGCTAATCGTGGGTATAATGGTGCTGTAGCTAATAACTCATACTACTTAAATGTTGGTAACGGTGGACAGCAAGGTGGTAATGGTTATAGAAGATTTGGTGATTCTGGCGCTGTATCGGTTTGGGTATGGACTTATGATGTACCTTCCATATCTGTTTCAGTCAGTCCTACTACTATCACTGAAGGTCAGTCCGCAACTTTATCATGGTCTACAAGTGGAGATGTAACATCAGTTTATATTTCTGGAATAGGTTATGTTGGTACATCTGGATCAACATCAGTTAGTCCTAGTTCGAGTGAACGATTTACGGTCACAGCATCTAATCCTGTATACAACAGATCTAGTTATGTAGATCTCACTGTTTATAAAGTACCAACTGCTGTTTTGGTGACAACACCTTCTAGCATTATCATAGGATCTTCTGCAAAACTAAATTGGTCTACACAATATGGTAATACTGCGAGTATTGATAATGGTATTGGTACTGTAAACCTCAATGGTGAAACGACAGTTTCTCCTACTGTAGATACAGTTTATACACTTTCAGTTACTGGTAATGGTGGAAGTAATAGTGACACTGCGCTTCTTACTGTAGTATCAATACCTACTTTAGTCGTAACAACCCCTGGTTCAATAACTTATGGTGATAGTATAGAAATAGAAGTTAGTGGAACAAATGGTGATCCATCAGGAAATGGACTTACTATGGTAATAGTGCAAACTGATGAGAACCAAGGACCTGGACATACTAGCAGCACTATTTCTATTCCAAACACTACTGGGGATTATTTTAGTTCTACGTATACTATTTCATCAAGTGATATTGTCTATGATGACTATGGACCAGGAAGTATAGAGTTACGGTTTAATCTTGATGGATATGGATCTCTGTTTATTGAAGACAACAGAACTATTAATGTGGTTATAGATATGATGCCAGATCAAATATCTATCCCATCATCAGAGGGTAAATTTCAAGATGAATCACCAGTTATTACTCCTGATGTTCAAGTAACATCGGCACAATTGGTTATTTCAGACATTGACATTCCTGTCGAGATTAAATCTAATTCGCCAATACAAATTGAAATTGATAATGATGATATCTGGTATAATATAAGACAAATCTAATGCCAACATTTTCAAGAAATAACCCAGGAAACTATACTTATACTGTTCCAGCAGGCGCTACAGATTTATCTTTTAGCGTTGCAGCTGGAGGTGGTGGTGGATCCAGACCTACTAATAACAATTGGAATATTTCTAATGGTGGTCAGGGTAGAGCAGGCACTTTTCGTATTGCCACAAGAACTTATGCATACAATCTAACTTTTTATCTCGGATCTCGTGGTAATGATGGATTAAATAATCAAGGTGGTGGCGTTGGATCTGGTGGTGCAGGTGGTAGTTCTCCTGTAGCAGGTGGTGGATCTGGTCATCGCTCTGGTGGTGGTGGCGGTGGTGCCAGTGCTGTATATGATAGCGGTGTTAACAGATATGTTGCATGGTGTGGTGGAGGCGGCGGCGCTGGTAGATTCCATGGACAAACTGGTAGTCAGTTTGGTGCTGCTGGTGCTGGTATTGGTGGTGGTAGAACTAGTAATCAAGGTGGGGGACCATCTTGGCGAGGAGGTGGATCAGCACCAGCTGGACACCGTGGTGGTGGCGGTGGTGGATCCAGCCTCGGAGTATTTGGTGGTTCAGGTGGCGCTACTACTAGTGGTGGATATAGTGGTATTGGTGGCAACTCTGGTTGGTGGGATCAAGGTGATCTTGATTGGAATACCAATAGTGGATATGGCAACCAAGGCAATGGATGGATGATATTGTCATATACAAATCCTCCACCAGAAATTTTATATTTTTTGTTTAATTATAATGGGTCGCAGTCTAGTGCTGTTACTATAATTGAAGGAGAAACCGTTGACATTGACTGGGCTGTTAATGCTGGTAGAAACATGAGTTCAATTACTCTTAATCCAACTATTGGAAGTATATCAACTTCTACAACATCTAATACTTACACAGTAAGCCCTACTTATAGTGGAAGTGCTAACATAGGAAGTGTAACATATACTCTTACAGTTACTGGTGTTGGAGGAACTGCGACATCATCTATTGTTGCTACAGTATATCAACCACCTTCTGTAACTCTCTTCAGTAATGCAGCTAATGATGCTATAAATCTAGGTTCATCAGTAACACTTGAGTGGACAACAACTGGATATGCATCAACAGCACAATTGTCTCCTAATTTTGGAACGCAAAATATAAACGGTCTAATAACAGTATCTCCTACAACTACAACAACGTATGTTATTGCTATTGGGGGTCTTGCTGGATCTGCTACAGATGAAATAACTATTACAGTTAATCAACCACCATCTACGAGTTTGATTGTTCCATCAAATGTGGAATATGGAGAAGATATTATTCTTCAATATGATTACACAAATGCTGTTCAGGATGCTGTAGTAAAGATGCAAAAAGATGGTGGTGGATATACTGAAATTGGTACATTATCTACAGGAGATAATATAGGAGATTTTACTGTCCTTGCTGCAGATATTTTGTATAATGATACTGGTCCACGTCAGATAGATTTTCAACTAATTGTTATTGGTATGGGTGCTCTTGAAGGACAAGCATATGGCACAACAATTATAGATATTGATGAGATGCCAGATCAAATATCTATCCCAGCATCAGAAAATTTATTTCTTGACCAAAATCCAGTTATCACTCCTGACGTGACGGTTACTAGTCAACAACTAGTTGTTGATGATATAGATATACCAGTAGAAATCACAGCCAGTTCTCCAATTCAAGTTGAGATTGATGATGATGGAACCTGGAGAGATATTAGGAGTATCTAATGCCAAACGTCACTATTTCTTGGAATAGGAGTGCTGGAGACAGCAATTATATTTACGGTATGCCAGGAGGGACTATTGGTCCTAACAGTGGTAGTAGAACTGTTAATGTTAACTATGGTCAAACATATAATTTGAGTAGTAGTGGTAGTGGTCCTGGGTATACAGCATTAAGACGATTGAATAGTCAATCTTTGGGATTAGATGATAGACAAGGGGCTGGTGCTGATAATGATTTTAATGACATGATCATTTATGTGAGTGGTGGTACTTTTACTGGTGACACTACCTATGTTGGACCATCTGCAATTTATGGTTGCATGGATTCTTCTGCCACAAATTATAATTCTAGTGCTAATGTCAATTCTGGATGTGTTTATGCCAACCCAAATCCGACCTTAACTGTTAATGGTCAAACTAGTTCTCAAACTATTGTTGAGGGAGAAAATATAACTATTAATTGGTCTGCAAACGACGCATCATATATTACCAGTGCAAATATTACTGGCATTGGATCTTTATCCAGTAATCAATTTGGTAGTGGTAGTTTTACTGTTTCTCCGTCACAAACCACTGTTTATACGTTTACTACAAATTATCCACCAAACAATTCTAGATCGTTTAGTATCACTGTAAATGTAAAAGAGATCCCAGAAATTACAGCGTCTTTTATTGGTGGCAGTACAATTAATCGTGGTAATAGTGCAACTCTTGAATGGACTGTTACTGGTAATGCTGAAAATCTTACAATTAGTCCAAATTTAGGATCACAAAATTTAAGTGGACAAGTGACTGTATCACCTACAACTACTACCACTTATACACTATATGCATCATCACCAGGATATGGAGGGGTATTACAAGACACAGTGTCATTAGAACTGACAGTTATTCAACCACCGTCAGCATCTATGGTTGTTCCTTCTACAATTAATTGGGGTGATTCTAATTATGAAGTGCAGTTTGACTTTACTAATGTCGTATCATATGATGTTACAGTAGAATATACAGATTTAGATGGTGCAATGATTACACATCCTGCGATTACTGGAGCAGATCCATCTATTACTACTACTAATCTATTGATTGCTGATGAAACTGCAACTACAACACCAAGATGGAATGATAGAGGATATAGTTCAGGCAAAGTAAAATTGAAAGCATATGGTAGTGGTAGTTTATTTGTTGAGATAGAACAAACATTTGATATTGATATCGATCAGATGCCAGATCAAATGACTATTCCAGCATCTGAAGATAAATTCCTTGATGAAGAACCAGTCATCACTCCTGACGTGACAGTTACTAGTGAAAAAATAGTTGTCGATGATGTTGACATTCCAGTAGAAGTTAAATCTAACACACCAATTCAAATTGAGATTGATGGCGGTGGGGTGTGGTATAGCATCCGCCAAACTTGATAAATACTACAGAAATAGTGATTATAGCGGACAGTAAATGACTTTTTCATTCGGATCGACCCCAATTTATGTAGATGAAGGACAAACGATCCGATTAAGGTTCAAAGCTCCTTCTGCGTGGAATACTACACAAACTGTCACTGTACAAATTGGTGAACAGACAACACTTTGGTATATCGTTACGATTCCAGAGGATTTTGCTCCAGACTCATTCCCATTCACTGATCTTGAAGATGTAGAATTAAATACCATGTACACCTGGGCAGATGGTACCAGGGCAGGTGAGCAACTAATTACAGTTACTGGTTTATCTACAAGCACAGAAGCAACTGTTAGTCTTTTTTCTAGTTACTACTCTGCTGATGTAAATAATTACGCCTTAAGAATTAAGAGAGTAAGTATAGGCGAGACTACTTTTGGTACATGGACTATTCCTGGAGCAGGTGGTATAGTTGTATCTAATACTGATGTAATCCAACCTAGGTTAAGGTCCAGTCAGTCAGAAGGACAGCAGACTTATATATCTGTTTCGATTGGCACAAGGACAGAAAGATGGAACATTACTACTGTTGTTCTACCTCCTAACGTACCAGAACCATTTCCAGATTTTACTGACATTACCAATCAACCATTTAATACCAGAGTATACAGTGAAATTTTAAGAGTAACTGGATTGAATGCAGTCGCTGCTGTAGTTTTGGATAACGGTGCATTATGTGGTATTGCAACTAATGATAATTTTGTTACAAATGATAATGGTTTTGATGTGCTATCTGAAGATGGTACTACTCCTGTTACTTTCACCTCTGCTCCCTCATCAGGAACAGCAACTATTACTAATGGTCAGTACATACAGTTAGCATATGATACTGGCAGTGCTGCTAATTTTTCTATTACTAATCTTCTTTCTGTTGGTGAGGGTATTAATTTATCTGATTGGGTTGTCACCACTGGTAATTTTCCATCAATAACACCAGATAATTTTAGTTTCCCTGCTGTTACAGATGCACCACTTGATACACTGATTGCATCTGCTATCGTACCTGCAGCTGGTATTACTGGTCTTGGTGCGACAACATCTGTTGAGGCACAACTAATTTCTACAAATCCTGGAAGTAATTTGCTTTCTTCTCGTGTTAGAGTACATAAAGCAGACGGTACTATTACTTCATTGGCTACTTTTCCGATTGATGTGTCAAATGGGGATAAACTACAGATTTACACTAAATCTTCCCCTAATATTAATACTGGCACCAACATGATCATTAAGGTGGGCACTAGAACCATTTCTAGTTGGGACATTGTTTCTTATGCTGGTTCAGATACCGATGCAAATTACACACCACCATCAAATTTGACGGGCGAACCTAGAAATAAACAGGTATCTAGCACTAGTGTTAATGTAACTGGCATTAATGAACCTATTACTATTGATGCTGATGGTAATGGTGTATACAAAGGTAAGATTTCTATAGATTTTGGTCCACCTCTTGAGGGACCAGTAACATTTGACCCAGCAGTAAATACATCATTTAGAGTAATTGTACAGTCAAGTGACATTTTGAGCACCCAAGTTACAGTTAACGTGACTGTTGGTACTGGATCTAGTAATACATTTGCGTGGTCTGTAACTACATGGGCATCAGAACCAATAGCACCAGAATTAAAAGGTACATGGTACTCCAAGAAAAATGCACAAAGTTATTACGATACAACAAATTCTGCCAATGTTGTGGTAGAATCAAAAGATGATGGAATGGCAATTGGAACAGTGCTCACTATTTTGAAACAATCTCTTGGTCCTGGTAGACAGAATACTGGTGGAGTTGCTTCATGGGTGAGTAATACTTATGGAGATCTTTCAGGTGATCGCGATTCTAGATATCCTGGTTACATTGAATGTGATGGCAGACCGTTAGAAAAGACTGTATATGTTGATTTATTTGCTGTTATTGGCACACAGTATGGAGAATCTAATGCTGCAGGTAATACTGGAACTACTCACTTCAAAGTTCCTGATTTTAGAAATAGAAAACTAGCTGGAACTGGTAGAGTTGATGGAAATGCTGGGTCATCACCTTTTTTACCTTCACCTAGTGCATTAGAACCAGGAAATATTGGTGGATGGTGGTATGTTGATAACGTCGATGTTACCACTGGAGATCCAACTGGTACTGGTCAACAAAATACACCCTATCAGCAATGGATTGGTAGCGGTAGTGATTCAGATGAAAGTGTATTCTTTGATATTGGAACAGTTAGAACTGTTTTTAATGAATCTATTGTTGAAGATGTAGATTTTGATGTTACTGGTAATGTTAATGCTACTATCGGTCCTTTGTTGAATGCAAGAGTAAATACCCCTGCACACTCACATTATGTTGTTACTGCACAGACATATCCTGGTCTTGAAGCATTAATTCCTTGGAATACTCGTCTTTTGCCCTGGGGAAGCATTGATGACGATGTGATGTATGGTTTGGGAGATGGTGTTTGGATTGATTCAGATTTGGGTGATGAACCTTGGGCGTCCGATGAGCGGAGGGGAGCGTTCGCTACTCAATGGAGAGATAAAATTGCACAGTATTCTTCACAGATGGATTCTGTTATGTCAAAATTCTTTCAAAGTAATGAAGGACTAACATGGGTTGAAAAACTTGAAGATCTAGCGAAAGGTCTTGCATCCGCTACACCAAACACGCAGTTTAGTGAGGCCATTGGTACAGATCCTGCAAATAATGCTGTTGCTGGAGAAGCATGGTCAGCATCATGGACAACAGAAACTTGGTGGCCACATTATGTTGATAACGACGTATTGGCACAGTTGAACGTGGTTAGCAGCTGGGGTGGTAAGATATATCCATTTAATGATTTGGTTAACCAGGCACCATCAGCAAACGCCAACCGAAATCCAGGACAATCAGTTGATGGTGGTGTTTTAGCTGGCGCTGTTCTTGACGTGTCAGAACGCAATGTAAGAATTGAATCTTACACACCTCAAATTATGTTAGAAGATCTCGATGCTTCTGTAGAAGTGCATAGTCATTATTTGACAACACAAGTCATTACTAGTCAGGACACTGATTTCTCTTATGGTAATACGAGTGGCGTTGGTAGTGGTAGAAGTGGAATTCCAAATGCAGGTGCAACTATTAACGTTGGATTTACACAACAGGATGTTGCTGTCGAACTAAATACTGGTACGTTCAAATTTAACGAGTCTTACAAAAAACCTATTCCAACTGTTAAATTTAGACCAAATTCAAAAGTTCCGTTAATCGAAAACTTCCACAAAGTAAAGTATATTATCAAAGCATATTAATTATGACATTAGCACCATATCGTCCTCTTGAATTGATGAGGAATAAAGCAGCGACTAGATCTGATTTTCAAGATTTTATCGGTGTTTGGGAAGGATTTGTACCTAAACCTTTCTGTGAACAACTGGTTAAATATGGCGAAGATGTTTTAAATGAGAACACTGCCGCGATTGCAATGGGTACTCCACAATCAACGATTGGTGTATCTGATGGAGGTACTCAATATAAAGGCAAAGGAAATAGACACGATGCGTCTTTTCTAGTTAACTATCATTCAGCCAGTGAATCATCACAGATCAATCAGTTCTTGAAATCGTGTATGATGCATTATATGGATGAATATGATCAGTTGAAAAACATGGTGATGGTCTCTACTGATGTTAAATTTCAAAGAACTCCTCCTGGAGGTGGATATCATCTTTGGCATTATGAAAATGCTGCCTATGCGTATTCTTCAAGAGAAGTTACCTGGATGATCTATTTGAATGACGTTGATGAAGGTGGCGAAACAGAATTTAGATTTCAAAAAAGAAGAATTAAACCCACCCAAGGAACAGTTGTACTATTCCCAGCGGCAATGACTCATGTTCATAAGGGTAATATGAATTTGAGTGAACATAATAAATATATTGTGACTGGTTGGTATATTAAAGCTCCTAACACCTCACCCTAACTATCATGGCAGAAGTAATTAACGCAAAATATGCAATTTTAGAGATGGATTTCATCGCTAATGCGATTGTGCAGACTAGTAAGATTAAAGTCAACCAAGTTACTCAAATATCTGGTATACCCACTTATAAAATTAAAAAAGATCTTGTCGATAGATTTAAGACAGAAATTCTGGGTGAAGTATGGCATACTGAATCTGATAATATTGAATATATTATCATCTATAGTGATGGAACAGCAAATGTTCAGAGAAGGAAGCAAAACTATAACTTCACTACCAAGCAAACTTCTTGGAAATCTTACGTATACAAAGGATATACTGCAGAAGATGTCAGTGTTTTATCAGAGAAGATTGAGCAATTTATAGAAGCAACTCGATTAGTTAATCGATTTCAGATTGATGAAAGTATCACATCTATTAGTCAAGAGTATACATTCTGGGATACAACACTAACAAAAAGATTGGGTGAAAAAAATCAAATGCTAGCAGCATCTGATTGGAGAATGCTGCCTGATGTCGAAGATAATTATGATGGAGAAAAGGATAATTGGATCCTATGGAGATCGAAAATTAGAAATATTGCTAAAGAATACTTCAGCAACGATGCACTTAAAGAACTTGAGGCGAATTTTGATATTCAATGGTACAAAGATTTATATAATCTTAAGTGGCCAATGGATCCAGTTTATTTTGCCAAGACATATCCAGATAGAGTAGAATCTGATGGTTCTTTGACTGGTTATTTGGAAACAGATGATTGCTGGGTAGAAAGAGATACTGATGCATCTACCGATTTGATCATGAGCAGGATTACAAATATCAGTGAACTATCTGCTAAATGGAGCAAGTCTAGACGTATTGTTTCTGAACACGTCAAAGAGATGATGCAGTTGATGAAAGTAGAAGAATTCGTTGAGAACGGAATTGACTACACTAAAATATACACACAGGAAGAGATTGATGCTTTGGGAGAAGAGTGATATACTGTCTAATGGTATAATTGATTATATTGGCAGTAATTGGGATAAAGAATGGTTTCATAGTGGAAATGTTACTAACCCTGAACCACTGAAGAAAAATCTTCAAATGGATCAGAATAATATCTTCCAGAATTACTATGAAGCAGCAATGAAAGAGTTGACGATGAGTAAAGTCATGAATGGTGTGTTCTTATGCACTAAACAGGCAATACCTTTGTTCTCTTGGTATCATGAAGGAGATAAGTATGGTTATCATATCGATGATTATCCAATTAGAAATGTCTATCCAAATTTAAACTGGACTTGTTACCTCAATGATGACTTTGAAGGTGGGGAGTTAGTTGTAAAAGTTGGAAACATTGAGGTAGTTACTAAACCAGAGAAAGGTAAGTTTATTATCTACGACTCTAGTTTATCCCACAGAGTAAATCCTGTCACTAAAGGTGATCGTAGGGTTATGATCGGATTTATGGAGTCAGAAATTAAAGATAGTTATCATCGTAACTTGGCAATTGACTATGCATTGAGTTGTCAGGATATATTAGCAAAAATCAGACCACATTATGATGAAGATCAGCAAGGATATACTGCTATTAAAAAAGAACTTCTTCAATTTAGATTTTCATTATTGAGAAATTATGGACGATCTGATTAAGTATGAAGGATGGTTGACCAAGGAAGAGAATAGTATTCTACAACCAAAGTTAATCAATTGGAACTATGGAGCTGGATCAGTCCCAAAATCTGACTCACGTAATATACATGTAACTCCATTTTGGTATATTGACTTCAGTAACGATCCATTCTTTGCAGATCATCTTCTAAATAAAGTACGACAAACTGTAGGGGATAACTCTTTAAAACTAGAACGTGTGTATGCTAATGGAGCAACATATGGTCAACCTGGATCATTTCATCAAGATTGTTATGATGATACTGGTAGAACATTTCTATTTTATGCTAATACAGATTGGATTGAAGAATGGGGTGGATCCACACAGTTTAATATTGGTGATGGTATGACAACAAATGTCTTTCCTAAATCAAATAGAGCAGTTTATTTTCCTGGCATGCTTTTTCATTCATCAACAGCATTGAATAGATCGTATAAAGGATTAAGAGTCACAATCGCATGGAAACTAATTAAATGATTGACCAGAACTATCAAATCTATGATCTTTCTACCAGTGTTGGTAGACATGTTGCCCTGCGTGGTGTACCTATGATCTACATTAGAGCATATGGTTGGAACAATACTGATGATGTAGCAAAGATCAATGAGTCTAGAGAACTCTACAAAGGTATTCTACCATTGGATCTGTGGACTCAAATGGATCAGTCTGAATATAATTTGATTGAACTAGAGTCATTAGATGGTGTTGTGGACTTCTTGGAGGATAGTTTCCCAGAATCACAAGCATTGTGTGCTGAACCATCACAATATGTGTTCTTTGCATTATATAATGAGATGGGTCAAATTATCGAATCAAACGAATGATGTTTTCCGATCGTTTCACTGAAGTAGAGAAATATAGTATCTTGCGTCAAGAACATATTTGTTCTTCCTCAACGATGCCTTGGTTGTATACTGGTTTGATACAGGATAGATACGAACCAACCTTACCTAGTCCTATTGCAGATAGACTTAACGCTGCTCTGGATTACACACCATTTGTAACAGAAGAGTCTGACCCACCTAGAAATGAGTTAAAGAAACTGACCATAGATTATGTCGGTGATACACATATTGGATACGAAAGCGTATTTGTACGAAGGGTATCTGATATTGTTACCTCTGGTGATAAAAAACATTTTAAAGTAAGTACACAAACTACTCATCTCATCAGACAATATGAGGAGATGTTTGCTGCTCTTATTCCAGATACAAAACCTATGATTGCAGGTTTTAAACATGATGCTGAAGGTATAGCAACTCATGTTGGTGTAAGTACAAATAGATTTAATTTTTCATCATCCAGTGATGTTGTTGTTAATATAGCAAGATATCTGAATATAACGAGAAGCTGGACTAAACCTAGAGCATACTTTGGTGAAGAGAGTTTAAACTTTGTAATTGGTACACAGTTCACAAACTATGTTAGCGAGACTATTGATGTACCCAATGTTGCTAGAATAAAGAGAAGGATTGATAAAAAGATCAGAGTTCGTCATGATCAAACTTCTGACAAGCACATACTAGCATTGATTAGAGCAGGATTGCTGAATGAAGATCAAGCAAGATATGTCTATTCAGTATTGCCAGGATTTGATGGTGATGTAGAAGTGATGAAAACAACAGACATATATGGTCAGGAATGTTATATTCATCCATATCCATATATGTTAGATTTTGAATATGTGATTAAAGATGGTGTCCTAGATGATATCATTTTATACAGGTTCAAATATAAAGGATTTAAGGAGATTGAAGTCGAGAAGTGATTTGCTTGACAACCAGGGCGTGATGCTGTATGATTCATGGGTTGACCACCCCCTACATAATGCAAGGTTCATTACCTGACCGTTCTGCGCTCAATATTCATGACGCTGCCTGCCTCGCTCCTTTCTTTCGTGCTCAAGCACCTCACGGTGACATTCCAACACGTCAGGAACTACGTGCTCAAGGTTTACAGTCAAAGAAGCGTGAGGACTCTCTCAAGGGCATCTGTGATGCTCTGAACCGTGTCTACCCTGATAGTGTTGACTACAGTGTAGTTGAAGAA